ACTAAGGCCAGAAAAAAGTTTAATTCTTGTAGGTTTACCTAATTTAGCTTTAAGTCCCTTCATAGCGCCTTGGCTCATCGCCGCAGTTTTCCCTAGTTTACCATAAGACTGCGTAAGACTATTTACTGCCGCTTTTGCACTAGTATCTAATTGTTTCTTTGCAGATTCTTGATGTGCCTTCAGCCTAGCTTGCGCCTTTGCCAAACTCTTTGTGGCGTTATTGACGTTGTTTTTAGCAGCTTGAACACTTTTCTGATTAAGCTGCGAATACATCTTTGAGGCAAAGCCCCCTACTAAGGCACCTGCTGCATTAAATGCCTTCGGCGAAGGCATAGCCAAACCTACGGCTACTCGTGCGGCAAATACTTGGCCTGCGAAACCCATACTATCACGTTCTTATTTGTTGTTTCAATTCAGCCACTGCGTCTTCAGTTTTCACTTGTTTACCCATTAAAGAATCATATTTTCTTCTTTGGGCCATATATCTACTCCAATCGCTACGAACGTTAGGCCTATGTTTAGCCAAATCGTTTATATCTTTCGCTTCATACCCATCCATGGAATGTAAGAGGTTATATTCTTGACAGGCTGCTAAAATGCCTTCAAGTTCCATTCTGGGCGTTCGTTTTATTTCTTCCCATGTCATATTTGTTTCCTTCATCAAGGGAACATATAGGGTTACAGCCTCAGGACTGTTCGTCATCAGAGAAGAAAATTTTCTCGGCTCTCCTGTTCAATACCCATTATGTCATTAGAAATAGCGTATCTCAATGTGGTTGGTAAAAGAGGCCAATGTTCCCTTGTAATAGCGGGTCCATCAGGCATTTTTTCATTAGCCTTTTCTAACATAGCTAATATTCTGTTACCACCGATTTCGGTATAATAAGCCATTTTTTCGTCTTCAGTGGCTCTATCTGAAAGAGGCCTAAATCTAGGTTCTTCCTTTTCCACTAACTCGCAAAATTGGTAGTTCACTACCTTATCTCTAAACTCTATTTCTCCTTGCTGCACTTCATCAGTGAGTGCAACTAGGTCATCCATTGTCCAACTTTCTGTTGAAGGAGTTTCCACTACTTCTTCGACAACTTCTTCTTTTTCTTCAACAACTTCTTCGTTATCTTTGTTTTCGTCTTCTGTCATTTAAATCACCTTGTGATAGAAGGACGCAGGTTCAAACCTGCTCCTTCCGTGTGTTATGTTATATCTACAACTCAGCAGCAGTAAGGTCAGTAGTGACAGCTGCATTAGTAACCTTAGGAGTAATGTAAGTCATAAACTCCATGGTTTCTTCTGACGTGCCGTCTGCATTAATAGAGACAGTATGTCCCTGAACGCAGCAACCACGTACACTAAATACATCCGTGCTTCCACTTAAAACTACATGAATACGATATCCAGTATCAATGGTAGGTTCTTGCAGAGATGAAATCTCTGAGGAGTTCGCACACCCTTGCCTGCCACCATTATTGAAAATAGCGTCCCATGTTATGTCGTTCTTCTTGCGCGTGATAGACACCGTAGTCTCTTTTTTAATCTCAGCCTTTGTGATGTTTCTAAAACCTACATAGGTAATGTCTTCATCCACGGCCCCGATTGATAAATCAACTCCAGTAATATCTGCTTCTGCTGTTCCTGCGGAACCTGTGCCCAAGGGAACTGCAAAATTAAATGCGCCAGCTGTTCCAGAAGTAGCGTTGAAACCTACGGCTCCAGCCGCTGAAACTCCTGCATAGCTCTCTGCTTGCGTGTCTTCAGTTGTAATATAAACTGAACAATCTCTTCCTAAAAAATATGCCATATTTAATTACCTCAATAGTCTGCCAAGACAGTTTCTGTTACGTATAAGGTATCCCCGTCTTTTCCGGTACCCATAGCTCCTTGCGTGATAAATTCCATAGTTTCCTCACTTGTTCCATCAGCGTTAATACTTACTGTATGACCCTGAACTAAACAATTGGGGAATGCTACGCTTTCTCCTCCATCACCAGTCTTAAGAACAACAAAAATACGATACCCGCCTTGAACAGTGGTAGCATTATTATAATCTTTAGGATTTGCTAGTCCATCTGCAATCTTGGGTGCCGCATCAGTACTGTTACCATAATCACCCGCTAATCCCCAGCGAGCACCATGTTTACCAGCAGCGTCTTCAGCTTTTGCTGCCAATGTAGGACCATTGAAAATCATGTCCCACGTATTGTTCTTCTTTTTTCTGGTGAGGGATACGGTGTATTCATTTTTAACTTGAACCTTACCCACACCTTTCTGTCCTATATAGGTGATGTCTTCATCAGTAGCACCTATACTTACATCTACACCAGTCACATCACTGATAGCCGTCCACGCAGAAGTTTCTACACCTAAATATAGGCTTTGCGCGAAAACGTCAATACCAGTAGTAGAACCTGAATCCACAGTGCAGACCGTCGTGCCACTAGCGGTACCGCTCAGGACACCGACGTCCATGTTTTGTGTATTCGATTCAGTACCTATATAGACACTTACATCTCTTCCTAGGAAATATACCATTTTTTGTACCTCTTACTTTTTTTGTCTAGACAACAATACACTTCATTCAATATTGTATAATGAATTGTCCTATATAAAGCTTATGCTAATAAAGGTTAATTCAACCTCTAGTTAAACTCGTGGCTTCACTACCCCAAATTCCTCGTTTCCTATATCCTTTCCCCTTAGGCCCATGGAACTGTGTAATGAATTTCTGACGAGGGTCAATAAAACCCTTAGCTTTAAACTTAGCTTCCGAACGTGTTTCTTTAATTTTAAACAACAAAAAAGCAGAAGCATCTCTTCCCTGCGAATACCAGAAAGGTATACCTATTCCCTCCAATCCAGCCTCGGAAGGATTCCAAAAAGGAGGTCCAAAAATCCCTTGTTTAGAAGGTAGTCTGTGTTTCTGCTGAAGATTAAGGTTGTCTTTCCAAAGGTCAGTTAAGTTATTAGATGCATTAGCAGCTTTTTTATAGAACTCGGACATATCTGATTTGAATTTCGGGTCTTTAAAGAATTCCCTAAATTGTTGTTTAAATGAATCTGCCGCTTCTTGAGTAGATAATACTTCCGCAGCTGTTACAATTCCCGCTCCTCCCATAACATTACCCATCGCCAAATTCACCTGAGTCTCTAATGCCGTACCTGCCATGGAAACCCTACCTGAAGTTAACGCCAATTGATTAACTGTGGCCTGAGATTCCTCCATAGTAAAGGCAAGCGCTTGTTCATCTGAAAGTTTAAATCTTGATATAGCATCATCAAATAGCATAGCGCGGTGTGAAGAATATAAACGTCTTGACCCAATCTGACGGAAAATCTGCTCTCCATACCTCTTCACTAATTCTTCGGCATTTTCCAACTCAATTACTTCAGTATGAGGTCCTCCATCAGCCGACCTAATCTCTGTAAGTATGCCATCTTTAAAGACTGGCTCAAGACGCGCAACACCTATAGCAAATTTAGCAACAGGGGCAGAATAAATATATGCCTCACCTAAAGCTTCATTATGCTGAATTTCTATAAATCTTGAAAGCATCTGTCTTGCCGCATAATCTAATGTTTCTGGCCCTTTCCTCCCTCTTCCGGCTGCTTTCTTAGCATCAGCTACCGCTTTCTTAGCATCATCATAAATGGGCCATAAGTCTTTACCAATGATTTTCCACTTTTTTATAATCTCATTCATGCCCGTCTCAACTGCCTTGTTCCAGTTGGTATGCACATCATCCTGCCATTGAGGGATATCGTGCAGTTTAGATTGGAAAAATTTCTTAGCAGTCATATTGGTAGTTTCTATAGTTTTAACCCCCTTAACAAAGGCAGGCCCATTAGCCCCAATACGGTTTGCCAAAATATGTAAGTTATAATCTATAGCTTCTGCGGCTTTCTGGTCGCGAGCTATCATATCGAATGTATTATTCCATCCCGTTACTACTAATTTATCTATTAGTTCAATCTGAGTATCAACCGCAGGATTTTTCCAGTCTTTTTCATCAAAGGTATCTAACATTATCCTAGCTACGGCCTGTGTTTCTATTTCTTCCTTGACTGTCGTTTCAAATTTACTTACTATCCCCTCTCTTTCCAAAATTTTAGATAGTTCCATAGACAGTAGTGCGGCTTGAGTACCTATACCTTTAGTCTTTTTCGTCATATCCCCAACTGTCTCTCCTTTCTCCTCTTCAAATCTTTGCACTTTCTTCATCCATGGTTTTTTCTTGGCTCCCTCTGTGGGATGAATATCAAAAGCATTAACCCCAGTTATCCATTTCGATTCCATTTGATAGTTTTGAGAGAATGGAACCCATGGAACAAAACCCACTTCAATGGTTGTAAAATGTTCTTGAGTGAAGCCTCTAATACTCTGTTCTTTAAATTGCTCAAAACCCATTCGTTCATAAATAAATTTGGCCATACACTACCTCGTATTCTTAAAGAGAACAACCATACCAGTAACACCAGCCCAAATTTCTGACTCTGGCTCGTAACCTATATCTCTAAACCCTGTATAAAACCTTTCTACCACTTCAGTACCACTACTACTAAAATCACAATCCATAATGACATTAGCGCTATTAAGCATGAGATAATTAATCAACCTACGTTGCTTATATGGAACAGTAGCTACCGTAATAGAGCTATCTTTATCTACCCCTACATGTATATTAAAAGCTACTCCATAAAGCTCACCTACAGCTTCAGTGCTTCCGCTCGTTACCCGTTGTCCCATAAATTGTTCTTCAATACCATTGGCTACCATTTCCACAACAATAGCGGGATATTCTAAATCTACTGCATCGGGAAATTGCCCAAATACATTAACATCCGCAGTTGTCCATGCATTACCAGAGCCTATTCCAGCCGTGGTATTATAAGTGCCCGCTCTCAAATTATCAATTAACTTTCTTTCTACTATATTAAGGTGGTCCGTTGCCATCAGTATGCCCTCCTGAGTTTATCGCTCTTGCCACGAGTACGCACACAGGTATATACTGTAAAATCAGTATTACGCTCTTTTAAAGAATGAACATGCCATGATATAGATTTGTAAAATTTTATATCTCTAACCATAACAGTGTTACCACTTGCTGCTCCTGAAATCCCAAATTCAAAATCACGGAAATTAGCTTCATAATCAAAAGAAGAACCAGATGTGACCGTTACTGCATATCTCGTACCATCCATATAGATAGATGAACCACTAGAAACAGTTCCTGTAACAAAAGGTAAATCCACAGTTAGCCAGCTACCAGTAGGGATGCTCAATGAAGCAGGAGTATAAGTAATAGCATAGTCAGTATCTTGCGTTCCTCCATTAAAGCTCTTAAAGTTACTAAGCTCTATATTGCTTGCTCCACTAGCCTTTATTTGAAAGCGTAATCTATCTGCTTCTAAGGTATTAGTAGCTCCAGTGGTATAATAAAAACCACCATCATAGTCATCGCCTAATGTAGCTGTAATAGTTTGCCCATCTGTAGCAAATGTAACATCAGCTGTCCCAGATGTCCAACTACCAGTAGCAGACGTAGGAACTTGATAAATATCACGAGTAGAGTCAATAAACCTATCCCATCCCTCTATCTCATTAAAATCGGGATTAGTAACTGTTTGTTCAAAATTAGAATAGCCCTTAATAGTTTGCATATTAGGAGTATAAACTCTAGCCACTCCTATAATATTATGACCCCCTTGTTCTAGTCTATAATCAGCTGTTACTGCTGGCCTTATTAAAGCTGGAAGTTCTGGATATAGAAGTTCTTGAGTTACAATACCACCACCTTCTACTCCGTAATCATCTCTACCAAATACAGGAGGTCTGTGATATACAACTTTACGACTTTGATTGGAATGATGTCTCAATTGACGCAAAATACGGCCCATATTAATAGAGCCCGGTCTAACACCCTGCTCGCTAAGCATCATAGCTTACCCCTTTCACCCGTGGATACATGTCTTTGGTTCCGTCAATTCCCTTGACGTTCTTGAGCCAGTTGACAGTTCCAAGGAATGGGGCTGCATTGTAAGTTGTTCTCTTTATGCTGAGTCCAATTTTCATTACTAAGGACTGATTTGCAAGGGTTTCCCAAATATCGTAATCCTTAGTATCATAGTAAATTTGAAGGTCTCCGATAGCAATCCTATCAACGCCTACACCATTCTGCGCTAGGCAAGATAAATAGCAAGTATAAAACATTACAGCGTTATCATATGTATTATTGTCGTTAAGAACAAAGGCAGAGCCTACGTTTTCAGCAAACCATTCTGCTGCTATATTAGCCAAAATATCCATAGTAGTATTATCTAATTCTTCCTGCTCAATACCCGCTAACAAGCGAACCCTATCACGGAATGTCGCATTCCATGAAACACTAACTGCCATTTATATATACCTCAACGCTGCTATCACACCACCCATAAGGGTGGCTAAAATACCCAAGCCCCAACGGAGATGGGTCTTCATGTCATCTTCCCACACTTCATGATGATGGAGGTGATTATTGAACATAGTGTCAAAATCATCCATCTTGTTGAACACAGTCTTAACGCGCTCGTCCATGCGTATCATGAGCTCGTCGCGCTCTCGTGCATTCATATTTAAAGTATCTCCGTACTCGTATTTAAAGTTATCGTCATAGTTGTATCCAAACCGGCCAGTAATAATCGGTGCCGCCAACGTTAGCAGAAAGGTATCCCTCAGGAACCATACCTACCCCAGCCATGTCAAAGAATTCTACTGGACTAACACCACCCCATGTTACTGGAACTAACCCCACCAATGCAGTACCACCAGTGCCAGCATGTGACATACCAGCGCCACCACCGCCCGTAGTTCCCTGAGTACCTTGAGTTCCTGTAGTTCCTGTAGTTCCAGTTGTTCCCTGAGTTCCTGTAGTTCCGGTTGTTCCCTGAGTTCCAGTTGTTCCGGTTGTTCCCTGAGTTCCAGTTGTTCCCTGAGTTCCTGTAGTTCCGGTTGTTCCTTGGCTTCCATCCAGTCCTTTAATACCCTGAATACCTTGAATACCTTGAGCTCCAGCACCACCTCCACCGGAGACTCCCTGAATTCCCTGAGTTCCTTGAGTACCAGCAGAACCATCGTCACCAGTTCTAGTGAAATGATAAACAATATCTTCTCCATCACTAAATGGTGGGTCTGAAAATCGAGCTACAGGAGTAACATCTATCTTGAAATAGCCAGTAGCTTCTGTGACTCCATCTACTTGGCAAATGAATAATGAACCATCAGTTGAAGTTCTTGATTGAAATACTAAATGGCCCTCAACACTTGCAGTACTATCATCCCAGCTTCTCATAAAGAGTTGCATATCTGTTCCATACTGGTCTTCATCATCAATGTATGCTTTTGTTATAGAAAGTGAAGTAGCATGATTAAATCTAATTACACCATCACCGGGGTCCGAATCAGTAGTCGATGTACTGAATTCATAATTAACTCCTCCTCTATATCCAGCAGTACCAGTCGTTCCTTGGGTTCCTGTTCCTGTAGTTCCCTGAGTACCCTGAGTTCCAGTTCCACCAGATGTTCCCTGAGTTCCTTGTGTCCCTGCTCCTGTAGTTCCCTGAGTACCTTGAGTACCAGTAGTTCCTTGGGTTCCTGCTCCTGTAGTTCCCTGAGAACCAGCTGGACCTATATCACCACGTATACCTTGAATACCTTGTGTTCCTTGAGTTCCTGCTCCTGTAATTCCCTGAGTTCCTTGTGTCCCTGCTCCTGTAATTCCCTGTATTCCTTGTATACCTTGCGTTCCCTGTGTTCCTGCTCCAGTTATTCCCTGAATTCCCTGAGTTCCTGTAGTTCCCTGAGTTCCCTGTGTTCCTGTAGTTCCCTGTGTACCCTGTGAACCCGCAGGTCCGGGCGCTCCGTCGGCACCCTGAGTTCCAGCACCAGTCGTTCCTTGAGTTCCCTGACTACCCGGAGTACCCAAAATACCCCGTGTTCCTTGAATACCTTGTATTCCTTGAGTTCCCTGTGTTCCAGTAGTTCCCTGTGCTCCAGTTATTCCCTGAATTCCTTGAGTGCCCGTTATACCTTGTGTTCCTTGAGTTCCTGTTCCTGTAATTCCTTGAATACCTTGAGTTCCTTGAGTACCAGTATCACCTTTAATACCCTGAGTTCCTTGAGTACCAGTAATTCCTTGAATACCTTGAGTTCCTTGAGTACCAGTATCACCTTTAATACCTTGAGTTCCTTGTGTGGAGTTGTCTGCACCATCCGTCCCTTGGATTCCCTGAGTTCCCTGAGTTCCTGTAGTTCCGGTTGTTCCCTGAGTTCCTGTAGTTCCGGTTGTTCCTTGAATTCCTTGTATTCCTTGAATTCCTTGCGCACCCCTTATACCCTGAATTCCCTGAGTTCCTGTAGTTCCCTGAGTTCCCTGTGTTCCTGTAGTTCCCTGTGTGCCAGTAGTTCCTTGAATTCCCTGAGTACCAGTAGTTCCTTGAATACCTTGAGTTCCTTTATCACCAGTTCTACTAAAGGATAAAGTAATTCTTTCACCATTACTAAATGGTGGATTACCTGAGCCAACTAATGGGTCAACATCTATCTTGAAATAGCCTGAAGCCTCTGTAACTGAATCTACCTCCATCGATGCGTATGATGTATCACTACCATCAGCAGATTGTATGATTATAACACCTTCTACTGTACTAGATGAATCGTCCCATGTACGCATCCAAGCTTGTTGGTCATTACCGTCTTCGTCGGTGTCATCAATAAATATTTTAGTAACACTAGCAAATGTAGTGTGATTAAATCTAATGTCCCCAGCGCCGGGGTCGGCATCAGTGGTGGAAGTATCAAATGTCCATGCTGTTCCACCTCTATAACCTGTAGTTCCTGTAATTCCTTGTATTCCTTGAGTTCCTTGAGTACCAGTAGTACCTTGAGTTCCCTGTGTTCCTGTAGTTCCTGTAATTCCTTGTATTCCTTGAGTTCCTTGAGTACCAGTAGTGCCTTGAGTTCCCTGTGTTCCAGTAGTTCCTGTAATTCCTTGTATTCCTTGAGTTCCTTGAGTGCCTGTATCACCGGTATCACCCTTGATGCCCTGAATACCCTGAGTTCCTTGAGTACCAGTAGTACCTTGAGTTCCCTGTGTTCCAGTAGTTCCTGTAATCCCTTGTATTCCTTGAGTTCCTTGAGTACCAGTAGTACCTTGAGTTCCCTGTGTTCCAGTAGTTCCTGTAATTCCTTGTATTCCTTGAGTTCCTTGAGTACCAGTAGTACCTTGAGTTCCCTGCGTTCCCGTATCACCCTTTATGCCCTGAATACCCTGAGTTCCTTGAGTTCCTGTCGTTCCAGTTATACCTTGGATACCTTGAGTTCCTTGAGTACCAGTAGTGCCTTGAGTTCCCTGTGTTCCAGTAGTTCCTGTAATTCCTTGGATACCTTGAGTTCCTTGAGTACCAGTGGTTCCTTGAGTTCCTTGAGTACCAGTAGTTCCTTGAGTTCCTTGAGTACCAGTAGTTCCTTGAATACCTTGTATTCCTTGAGTTCCTTGAGTTCCCTTATCACCAGTTCTAGTAAATTCTAGGACACATTGCTCTGCCGAAGAAAATGGTGGGTCACCTGAACCTACTACTGGAGTAACATCTATCTTCCAGTAGCCTGTAGCTTCAGTAATTCCTGTTACCTGCATCGAAGCATATGAAGCATCCGAACCATCTGCCGACTGTATTATTATAGTACCTTCAATGGTACTAGTAGAATCATCCCAAGTTGCATACCACGCTTGCTGGTCAGTACCATCCGCGTCTACGTCATCTATATATAGTTTAGTTACAGAAGCAAAAGTTCCGTTGTTTAATCTAAAGTCGCCCGCGCCGGGGTCTGCGTCTGTTATAGTATTATCGAAGTTATATCTAGTTCCCCCTCTTATTCCGTCAGCTCCTTGAGCCCCTTGTGAACCACCAGTTACAGTACCCTCTGTTCCTTGTATACCTTGTATACCTTGCGTTCCTTGTAAACCTTGAATACCTTGTGTACCTTGAGTTCCCTGTGCTCCAGTCGCACCTGTAATTCCTTGAGTTCCTTGAGCGCCCGTTATACCTTGAATACCTTGAGCTCCCGTAATTCCTTGAATACCCTGAGCTCCTGTATCTCCTGTCGTTCCTTGAGTTCCCTGAGTGCCTTGAGCGCCCGTTATACCTTGAATTCCCTGAGTTCCCTGAGTTCCTGTATCTCCTGTCGTTCCTTGAGTTCCCTGAGTGCCTTGAGTTCCTGTCGTTCCAGTTATACCTTGGATACCTTGAGTTCCTTGAGCACCCGTTATACCTTGTATTCCTTGAGTTCCTTGAGTACCAGTATCACCTTTAATACCCTGAATTCCTTGAGCACCAGTAGTTCCCTGAATACCTTGTATTCCTTGAGTTCCTTGAGTACCAGTAGTTCCTTGAATACCTTGTATTCCTTGAGTTCCTTGAGTACCAGTATCACCTTTAATACCCTGAATTCCCTGAGTTCCCTGAGTTCCCTGTGCTCCAGTCGTTCCTTGAGTTCCTTGAGTACCAGTAGTTCCCTGTGCTCCAGTCGTTCCTTGAGTTCCTTGAGTACCAGTAGTTCCTTGTATTCCTTGAGTTCCTTGAGTACCAGTAGTTCCTTGTATTCCTTGAGTTCCCTGTGTACCCGTAGTTCCTTGCGTACCCTGAGTTCCTTTATCTCCAGTTCTACTAAATTCTAAAATACATTCTTCTGCATTAGCAAAAGGAGGATTAGCAGACCCAACAACAGGAGTAACTGTAATCTTATAATATCCTGTCGCAGCCGTTACAGCAGTTACTTGCATCGAAGCATATGAAGCATCAGAACCATCTGCTGATTGTATTATTATAGTACCTTCTACAGTACTACTAGAGTCGTCCCACGTATCATACCAGTCCTGCTGGTCTGTACCATCCGCATCGACATCATCTATATATAGTTGTGTAACAGAAGCAAACGTTCCGTGATTTAACCTGAATACTCCCGCGCCGGGGTCCGCATCGGTAGTCGTAGTCGAGAAGTCATATCTAGTGCCACCTCTTATACCCTCAGTTCCTTGAGTACCAGTAGTTCCTTGAATACCTTGTGTTCCTTGAGTTCCCTGTGTTCCAGTAGTTCCTTGAATTCCTTGAGTACCAGTAGTTCCTTGAGTTCCTTGAGTACCAGTAGTTCCTTGAATACCTTGTATTCCTTGAGTTCCCTGTGTTCCAGTCGTTCCTTGAATTCCTTGAGTACCATCTGTACCTTGAGTACCAGTTGCACCTTGAGTTCCTGTTATACCTTGGATACCTTGAGTTCCTTGAGTACCCGTAGTCCCCTGAGTTCCTGTAGCTCCTTGAGTACCAGTAGTTCCTTGAATACCTTGTATTCCTTGAGTTCCTTGAGTACCATCAGTTCCCTGAGTTCCTGTTGTACCTTGAATACCTTGAGTTCCTTGAGCACCAGTAGTTCCTTGAATACCTTGGATACCTTGAGTTCCCTGTGTACCAGTAGTTCCTTGAGTTCCTTGAGCACCAGTAGTTCCTTGAGTTCCTTGAGCACCAGTAGTTCCCTGTGTACCTTGAGTACCATCTGTACCTTGAGCACCAGTTATACCTTGAGTTCCCTGAGTGCCCTTATCTCCAGTCTGGACAAAGGAAATTACGCAATCGTCGCCATTAGTAAAATTGTCGTTATGGTCTATATAATCTACTTGTACTTCTTCATAAACGTTAACTCCCGTGCCCCCAGCTACATTAGCACCTGTAATATCAAATATCACCCATACAGCAGAATCAGTAGCTTTACTTATCTTTATGTGCCCGCGCGTAGCACTATCACCATTATCTAAAGTATCGTTCCATGCACTTACATCATCACTATTTATATCATAGTCGGATATACCCACCTTTGTTATTAGAGTATAATCAGGGGGCCCAGAAACGGGCACTGCAACATTAAATCCAAAATTAGTTTGGCCCGGTGAACCAGCAGTAATATCAAAACTACTATAATTAAATTCTTGGCTATCGCCTCCGAATATTCCTCTCGTTCCTTGTACTCCTTGTGTGCCTTGAGTACCCTGTATACCTTGAGTACCCTGTATACCCTGTGTGCCTTGAGTACCAGTAGTTCCTTGAATACCTTGTATTCCTTGAGTACCCGTAGTTCCCTGCGTCCCAGTAGCTCCTTGAGTTCCTGTAGCACCTTGAGAGCCTGTAGTTCCTTGTGTACCTTGAGTTCCCTGAGCAGCTACCGCGCCCGCAGTACCTTGAACACCTTGTGTGCCATTCGTACCTTGTATACCTTGTGTACCTTGAGTACCTTGAGCCCCACCAACTCCAGTTAAAGCAATTCTTACATCAGGAGTGTTGGTATTTTTTAAAGTTAGTTTTTTATTAGTTGAATTCCAAGTAGCGTCATATAGATAGGAACGCCAAGCTACCGGAATTGCCTGTTTAGTTTTTGACCTTAACGCTTTAGTTCCCCTCATGATTTTGACCTTCTTACGACTAGTAAAGAAATAGAGTGGGAGTGATTAGGGCTCACTCCCTGAGCCCTTGCTAAAATAAACGTGTCTAAACGTTGATAATAACTACGCCAGACATCGGGCTTGTGACCTTCAGTCCGTATCTCATCGACATGTAAGAACCAACAATTCCGAAACCGGGGTTTGCCTCTTCTACAGTCAATGGTCGCCTTTCAACGTACGACATAGGCTTTACGCTGCTGTCCCACATGAATATCCTATCAGGAGGGCACCATGCGTTGGTAGTGATGGTTAGACCATATATGCTACCTACGACAGCTGTTCCTATAGTATTCTTGAAAGGAGCAGTTTCCTCAACAACATACGGGAATCCGTAGCTGGCAGTTGTGCCAGAAATTGCTGTGGTAAAGTCTGCCAAGTTCAATAGAGTCTTGTAGTGCGCTGGGGATATCATTAGGGAGTCAGCATTAAAGCCGTGTCCGCCAATAAGTTCCATAGCTGTGGTTAAGTCTCCTAGGGAGAGCTCACCGTCGCCTGCTCCGCCAGCTGCGGTTACATAGTGACCTGTTTGAAGCGTGCCTGAAGCAGTTAGACCATACGAATAGTTACGTCCGACATTAATTTCGGAACCACTACCTAGGAAACCACCGTAAACATTATCGCTAAAGTCTACAATGTTAGCCTCAGTTGTGGCTGCTACGATGCTAGCTCCGTCAACACCCGTTCCGAACGTGGAGTCTAGGATACCGAGCAACGCATAAACAACGTGCTTAGTCATATGACGGTCTACCGCCCTGCGTGCTTCATTCAAAGCCATCTCGACTTCATTGAAACGTGAATCTTCAATCATACGACGTGTAACGCCCATAGCCAGTCCCCACTCGCCTACTGATACTCTCTCGGAGCGCAGATTAGTGTGCTGGTATTGTGGTGTGTTACCTTCGTTGATTTCTTCCATACCCATGGAAGGCTTTGCGAATGTGATATCAATATCACCGCCAGTCTCTGTGGTCATAGGTTCTGTAAACATTGCCATCGCAGCAAGGTCTGTGACCTTGTAGTCTTTGATTGCATCTTTATAGTCTATGAGTACACGTTCCCCTGTTCCACCAGTCGCTGCGTAAGCGCCAGTGTTAAGGGAAGTAAGAAGACCGGGTGCTAAATTCTGAGTTAGTGCTACCATAATAATCACCTACCCCTTAGTGGGTTATCACCTTAGTTAAACCCGCTGCGGAATTGTTCTCCAATGTAGTTGCTTGACAACTTGGTTTAGTTGTTGCGTTGGTTGCTGCAAGGAGACGACCATCTGTCGTTCCCATCATTAACCCTACACCAGCGTTTAGGTCTGCACAATTGACGTTCAATATAACGCCGTGCCCAGAAATAACACTTACGACATTTCCTGACGTAATGGTTGTGAGTGCATACCCGCAGACCGCAAATTGGTCTCCTGCACTATCCCCACTGTTAGCGTTTTTGACTTCGCCACTGGTATCGAATGTTAATGCGTTACCAGCAGTGACATCTTCTGCCGCTACAAATGGAAGGATACGTGCTGGTGCACCACCATCATTTATCAAAATTTCTGTTGCCATAATTAATTACCTCTTAATACATCTGGGTCGATTTTGATACGCCCAGTTTCTTTATCTAACTTGACTGCAAATTTTCTCTCGGATTCTGCTGGAACAGCTTCACCCTCGGGGGATTTACCCTTCCCGAAGGTACGTTCTATTTCCTCAGGTACCGGAAGTGCAGCAAGAGCTTCGCTGAAACCAGTCAGCCTTGATTCATCCCAAGCTGTGAGTTCATCGTTACGAGTTGCTTTCTTATCCTCTTCTAAGGTACCGAAAATCAGTTCCTTGGATAGAATCGCCTCTACAACTTCAACCTTTCGAGTTTCGGCTTCTTTAGCAGCTCTCTCTTCCTCAGCAAGTTTAAATTCCTCAATTATCTTGAGGGCCTCTTCGTACTGGGAATTGATTTCTGCCTTTGAAGATGTCATCTCTTCTAGTTGCGTTCGTAGGGACGCGAATTCGCGTTCCACGATATTCTCCGCTTCGGAGTTCTCTTTAACATTAGGAGTTTCTGTAGTCATGTTTATATCCTCTTGTTTTCCGTCTGAACATTCACACGCGCCATCTTTCCCACCACAACCGCAGTCATGATGTTCATCTTTTGCGTGTAAACCACATTTCGTTTCAATAGTACATTCCTCGCAGACGGGGTCCATTGATTTATTATCAATGAAACTGACCTCTGTTGGGCGAATGTTCGTTGCGAACGTATCACCCATCACGTCAACGTCATTGGAAAACCAATCAATGCTGACATGGGTTATGTCTCCATCCTTCACTTTATCTATCACTTCTTGTCCCCGTTCGTTTTTGTTATCAACCGTAGCTGACATCCTAATAGCGGACTTTCCATTCTCCATCTCAAACACCTCAGGATTAGCAGCCATGCCAATTAAATCGTCTGGCGTTCTCTGATGGTTGAAATATATAGGTAGCTCGTTAAAAGCTTCTATATTCTTCTTTAATATCTCAGGTTCTATATAAACCTTTTGCTGTATATCATCTTCTTCATACTCATGAGGGCCTGATGTTATAGCTATGACAGGGAAAGTAGCACTTTCAAAGTCATCCTCTTGTGTAAATGATATATTATTGTCTTCTCCTAGAGATAGGGCAAACGTGCGTCTTTTTTCATCTTCATCCAACGTTCTACCAAACGTTCTTTCTACGTTATGTCCATCAGCCCACATGATACACATGTTAGCAGCCATCTCTTTGTGGTCTTCAACACCACGTTCTTTTAGTGTAGAACCTACTGATGCTACACACTTTTCATAACTCATGCTCTTTTCCCCTTTATGTTTGCCGAAGGTTGATTCCCTCTATTCGGGGCTCGAGCACTTTCTTCTTTTTTGTCAGTGTTCTTACCACCAGAAATGTTAGCGTTCTTATCGCTGGGTCCCTCTGGGGGCGACCCTGCTTTCTTTACAGCAACATCTTTCAGCATATCTAATTCTACCACACCTTCAGGGTCGAGACCACGCTCTTCCCTAACTTCTCCGGGTGATAATACTCCTTCAGATAGATATATCATATCTGTCTTAGCTTTAGTAAATGCATCTTCCACATTAATCTGCCTGAACTTAAATTTAGCCTCTCCGTCTTCCAGCTGGGGCATTAATTGAGCATTCAGTGCAGCCTCAATCATAGTTTGTAAATATCTAACATAAGGTTCAAAAATAGGTCTAGCTTTATCGGGGTCAGTCCACATAGTCTTAGGGACTTTAAGAGCCATATGTATCTTATCTAATATATCATCTGTATATTTTCCATACTCAAAAGCTCTTTGTGTGCCTTGTAGTTCTTTTATAATAATATCGTTTCCGTGAATGATATCTTCACCGGGCGCTAAAGAGTTGAACGCGTCCACCACTTCGTTAATTTTGTCAGGACCATAAGGCATATCGGGAAGTCCACAAGATATATCAAAGCGAGAAGAAGCATACTTGTTGAGTGCAGCTCCAACATCTCTCTCTGCATAATCTTTGAGGTCAACCAAATAAAGAATGGGATGGATGTCAGAAAGGCCATAAGCGTAATCATCGAAGGGGTTGTTAAGTAAAGCACAAATCTCTTCCGGCTCGAAGTGGATATTTTCTTTTTCATCTCCTATATCCTGATAATAATATTTAATTTGTCCATGCTCATTTCTTTGTACAAACATGTTTTGGCTAGAACGAAGTACTAAGTTATCTCCGGTCCACTCCAAATATCCTGTTCCAAATATTCTAGCGTTACGCACCCAACCATATAGAAGGTTCTCAATGTTTATATCTCTAAACATTTCTTCTATACGTTCTCTTACGTCATCCTTATCTGTCACAATATCGAAATTGTCTTTGACCGCGTAGAAACAGGGAAGGTCTATCAAACTCCTAACAATGGGGTCAGATAGATATACATCCATGTATATCCTCGGTCTACCGAGATGCTCTTCGTATTGTTTTTTATGACTATATGTATAGTCATTAGAGAGCTTCAAACGTTTTATAACACCCGCTCCAAAACTGAGAGGCTCGTCTTCCTTAAAAGGCGGTGCACTACCCGTTGTAGCGAATATCCTTCGTACTCTATCAAGAAATGCCATGGCTACCACTTATATAGTATAATCGTAACAGTATATAAAGATTTCGTCATAATGAAAATCTACTCTTTCTTTTGAAATCATGTCCTTTTGTCCTAAATAAGGAGACTCCTGAATGTCTACCGATATTACTAGTGATGAGGTCACGAGCTGAAGTTTGTTGAGAAGCTCCTACGCTAGCTGAACCGGGAAGCATAGCTAATGTAGCATGTATTCCTAAAACAGAGCTATCACAATAGTCATCATGTTTACCATTAGGAGCGCTAATGCGTTCTGTTTTATTAGCAGCATCCATAACATATTGTAAGTCTACATGTTCCCTAAACCACTTGTTAATAATTTTCTGGCCGGGTATGTCTAGATTCGCTGGATTAGGTACTCTCACTCTCTCTTGCTGTATGAAGGATACATAGTCCCTGAATACTTGTGTTTTAGTTCCTCTGGGCCCTCCTGTAAAGATGAAAGGTATAAAATAAATCTGTGGCACACTGTTGATACACGCTATTCGGAGGTCTTGTTCAATAGCCCCGCCAATTCCCGTAGCATCAATAATAACCCTACCAACACCAAAACTACGAGCAATATCCATAATACGCTTACGCTGATATGGAATGTCGTGCCCGCCAGTTCTAGCGCTAATCTCTTCAATGTAAATAAGCCGTGCCACATCTGAATCATCAGCTTTTTCAGCGGCCCATACACTAATGACAGTAGAATTAACAGATTTGCCAATGTCAACAGCCACAGTACAGTGCTTTCCTCCGTCGAGAGGGGCTTCGGGGGTAGAGAGTTCATAGTCATGGAAACATGCCTTTATTTTTTCTGGATTGAATATATTGGAAATACTTTCCACAAACTCACATTCGTATTCCGTTCTCCAATACATAGAATCTTCACCCCATTCCATCATCTTTCCAAGCATGTCTTCTTCAGTATATGCCGCTTCATAACTATCTCCAACCACTACTGCGTCTCTCCATGAAAATACCATTCTCGTCCAAGTCTCCGAATAGGCGTCATCATATAAATAGCGCCACATGTGGTTGTCTTTTGACTTAGGTGTACCTAGATTTATGAAGGGGGCATTATTTGAAACTATCGCTGGTTCTACATTATCTACAAATAGACTATCGTCGATGAGAGGAGACTCATCAACTATACAGAATGTAGGGTGTTGGCCCCGTATAGCCTGCCCTTGGTTACTAGGCGCTAATGGAGCTCTACGCATTAATGTGCCCCCCTTCATGCGTATATGGGGCTTATTGTGAAATTTATAATTATCTACTAAGCTGTCTAAAAATCTGTTGTCCTTAAAGTGCCTATACACGTATCCGAAGATAAGCGCGGCTTGGTCCTCGCTAGGTGCGAGCACGAATACTAAATCCCTGAAACGCTTAAAGAACATATAGATAACTACTGCTACCGAGAGGGCGAAGGATTTCCCACAGCCTCGTGGAGCTAATATTGCTACCTTACGCTGCTTCATATCCTTGGGGTTAGTTAATGCTTTAACCACAATCTTTTCTTGAAGTGGTCTTAATTTAAGGGTTCTTTGTTTACCATCTATTAAATAAGATTCACAGAAAGCTTTTACAAGCAGTCCCATCTTCTTTTCGTCGTCTCTAACACTTTCAAATAATTGTTCTAGCGAACGAGTGTCATAGACGTTCTTACCCGTCAGGGCTGTCTTTAATTTCTTCCCCTCTTCCTTTATCGCTAGTTCCTTCATTTAAGTCCTCCAGAAATTTTACAAACCCTTCGGTCTTCTGTTCAACCATAGGGGGTATCTCTATATTCAGCGCTCGGAACTCCGTATGTATGTCACGAACGATTGAATTTCTTTGGCGCAAGAGCTCTGTTCGTAGGTTAACATCCCGAATATGTAGAGAAATTTCTTCCCAAAGAATGTCTTCAAGAGACAGATTGCGAGCCAACAGGCGTACAAGCTCTTTGTGACGTTCATATTCTGGTTCTCCTACGCGCAAGCGCAAACGCTCTTCATACTCGTGCTCGTTCAAAGCTGCTTAGCTGAGGCCATAGCCTCTTTAACTTCAGCCTTGACTACCGCAACGAATTTCTCATCGTTCTGGTCCCAAGCGGAGAGTATTACATTTCTGAGCATTGCGTCTTTGACGTGTTTTTGAGCTGCTTCATCCAGCTTCTTATATGCTTTAGTCTGGGCTGCTGTTAGATAATTATCAAGAATCGCGTTGAGTTCATCGTCGTGTTTCATGATATAAGGCATTATCAATGCTTTGACTGCTGGTTGAGTATATGCGATATAAGCAACGAGTGCTCCTATCACAGCTACTGCTAGCATAAGCTCAGGTGAGCCTAATAGCATATCCATCAATCCTTCTAACATTCCAGATTCGGCTTCTCCTAACTCACTGGTTAGGTTTGTTGTTTCATTTGTCGTTGTATTATTTGTCATAATATCACCTTTATTGTGGGGCTCCCGAGAACACTTGCGTATTGTATTTCTGTGGAGCTTCAGTCCTTATGGGACGCCCTGTATAAGTAGATACGTCCATGTATATAAAGCTTACTTCTTCTTCTTACGAAGTTTACCGTTCTTCCCACGAAACTCACCCTTTTTTCCTTTAGGAACCCGGCGCTTCTTGGGTTTTTTACGAGGTACTCCGTTCTTCTTAAGTTTGCCTCTATTATATGCCATACTACTTCTTCCCTTTCTTCTTAGTGGCCTTCTTCTTACCTTTAGGCTTCAATTGAGGATACTTTCTATATACTGCCGCTCTTATCCCTGCTGGGCGTGGTGCGTTATGAGCTAGCTTTAAAGCTGACTTCCCGCGCGCGAGCGTGTTAATAGGAAAGCTACCTGCTGGTGCTCCTCCAGAAGGGCCAGCAAAGGCTTTAACGCCCTTATACTTCCCTACATTAGAACCACCGGCTTTCTTCCTTGCCGCTGCCTGCTTCTTCTTAGCCTTGGTCTTTTTCTTAACTACCATCTCTAGTGCCAAGGATTATGAGCTTCTTTATTCTTGCTCTGTTGTTTATTACCAACATGATGTCCATGAGACTCTCTACTCTCTATTTCTGATTCAGTTATATCCCTAATTTGATGTAGGGCCTTTTCCTTAGAAAGCGGTTTCTTACTTAGTGCATGAGTCTTCCCGCCAGAGTGACTGTAGACCTTTTCGCCTTGACCACTCTTTCTCATAGTCAGAGTCTTGTCAATGTTGTATTTCTTGTTTTGATTTTCTGCCATACTTATTCCTCTTCATCCGTTTTGCAATCAATTATATTCTCCATGTGTTTTAGTCTTAATTCCATCTTTTGCACTTGGTCATACAATTCTCTTACTTCAATGTCATTCATTCTTTTCCTCTTCGTGTTCGTGTGTGTCTTTCCCGTTACGGAACGTACCCTTACGGGTCTGTTCTATCTGACTGTTCTGTTGAGCAGTCCATAATTCTAATACCTTATATATAATAACGAGGGCGGGTGAACCTATAATCAGAAGAACTGATTTATATGATTCTATATCTTGTACTACTTCAGGGTGGTTAAAGGCCATCGTTACTAAGAAGATAGATAAGCCTACCCAAGCCATCACAACTGGGGCTGCTACTATTATCATCATGAAGTTAGCAAAATTACCATCTGGTGAAATCGCATCGGGTTTATCATTATTCATGCTGGTGCCTCCACCCTTATCATGGGAATATCAAATTGCTGCTGGAATACATAATCCTCAGATTCCGCATCCCATACAAGCAATGCTACCCACATGGACCATGTACCATTTGTTTCGTTGAGTTCCTCGTAAGTGAAGTTCAACCAGTGGTTGTCCCAATCCATACCATTGACGGTCATGTATAAGTCAGTCCAGTTATAATCACCTGATTCTGCGTGCCATACGTCTACATAAAGTAGTACAGATGTATTAAAATCGTAACAATCTGTGTCTATGTCTGTTAGTACAGATATACCATCAGCTTCGGGGTCTACCCAGAAAACAGATGCATTATCCAACTCTTCGTTATACCACCCCGGATAAAAATGTACAGATGTATGATTACCGTGTTCTTCCTCATACTCATCTTCGTAATCGCATGAACCATCATCTTCAGTAGCCTTATCATCGTAATTGTTAGCTTCCATATCCATACAACCATAGATAGCTGCGGTTTCATTCGCAGTACCATTAGGGTTGTCAGTTATGACTACACAACGGCCATCATCGTGCGTAGCATTCACCTGATAGTTTTCAGCTTCAGGATTAGTGCATCCATATACAACTACCAGAAACGTGCAACTACCATCTTCAAAAGTTGCATCAGCATTGTAATTGGTCGCCTCAGGGTCCTTGCAGCCACCGATGGGTCCTGTATCTTCGCCATTGAAATAGTCCTGTATAATTGTTAAATTAGCTCCACCACTAAGTAATGCAAGCATTAGAATGGTTATTATAGCGCCAATGCGCTTACCAACAGAGGTTTCCCCCAGCTTGTCAGCAGCTTTGCCAACAACTTCAAAGAGACCCTCATCCTCGTCAGGAGAGTTCATGTTTACTTTTTAGCCTATCTCCATATATAAAGATTTCCCTAATCAAACTCCGGAAACTGTGTCTGGACATCAAGCTCTATTTGGCCTTTCAACTTAGGGTCAATGTCAGCATAGGTCTCTTTGCTCTTCTTATACTTAGGTTTCCATGCAGGAATAACCACATCGCACGGCCCACCGTTATGCTGCTTATTAAACGAACACCACTTACAGAGATTCTGGGGTATCTGCTCATAGCGGTCCTCATACTCTTCGCGTTCCCTTATAGCGTCGTGTACCATTTTAATTACATCACGAGCCTCATCAAGCACTTGTTGATTGACCTTCACGAAGAAGGTATCATCAAAGCGGAGATAGTTAACGCCCACAAATTTCGGCATTTCGCCCATCTCTAATGTGTACAAGAATGCATATATAATCAGCTGGCGATAATAATCCTCTGGGAGGTATGCACCATAGCGCTTACTGGTCTTGTAGTCCAGCAAAGTAGTGCCACCATCGAAGTCATTACACACTGCATCAACAATGCCTATTACTGCGTATTCCTTAGACTTGACCCACTTCTCAGCATACTTAGGAGCTACCGAGTTCCATGCCTGATACTTGTTCTTATATATCTTCCACTTCACCATCTCGGTTAATTTCTTGTTGACACTCTTAACAAAGTTTTGTAGTATGTCCTCTGTCTCAGTATACATTGCATCCATCTCGGCCTTAGTGTGTATTTCCCAGAGCCACTTATGGCAAGCTATCTTTTCTTCCCAACCTTTCTCGAACTCACCCTGTATCCACATACTTGGGGCTCCCTTCTCCCACGCCGTCATATTCTTAAATTGATATTTAAATAGTCGTTCTAGAATCTTGTGTACCAGACTTCCACGGAATAGATGTATAGTCTTCTTCTCAGGAATCTTAGCTATGTACTTGTAATAGAACTCGCGCGGGCACTTCATGTAGGTATTTATCTTTGATGGACTCAGTCTCATATGGCTTGGTTCCCATTTCATTTCTTTGGTCATTTTTAATATACTCCTGTTATATTTGTATTGTCATCATTCGCATCTTCGGTATCGAAGAAGAAAATTTGAAATAGTCTATCATTGTCAATAGCATCTCCAAAATATTGGGATGCGGCATGGATTAATCTAGCATCAAATATCATTAATCTATTATAAACATTCCCTATAGTATCTACTTTTTCAAATGGGGTCTCATCAAAGAAGTTCTCTTTAAACATAGTCCAACCTTCCATTTCTCTAACTGAGTTTACTTTAGTTTCTTTATGTCTATATAGAGAAGTACCACATTCAGGTGGAGCATCGGGTGTAAGATAAATCATCGCCGCCCATTGCTGAGTATCCGCGTGTATTACAAAAGGGTCTTCCGCCATACAGTGTTGAAATACTCCATTGGTTTGGTAGTCCCATCCACCAATCTCTGTACCTTCTTTCATTTTACTTCGGAGTAAGCTTTCAAATTCTTTCTTTACTCCTTTGAAGTGTTTATGTTCTAATGTTCTATGTCCCACGGCACCGTGCTCTCCTCGTGGAACAAAGTCACCACTCATTGCATAATCTCTAACTGCGTCTGGGTCATCATAAAAATTGTCTACCACAATAATTGACGGCATCCTTTTTGTGGGATGTACATCTTTTACCGATTCTTCTAATAGCTCTTCTATACTCATGTCTTCCAGTTTAGTCTTCATCTTCTGGGATTCCTTATATTCTTTTACTGTCATTCCTAAGTCCTTCATTTCTTTATAATCTTCTCGGGAAATATATACTGGTTCAGGCATTCCCGGTATCATCTTTCTTCCTCTTTTCCATTATCTTAGCTATAATAGCTGCTTTATCTGTAATAGGCTCTTTATTAGATTCTGGCTGGTGTCTTCCAGCTAAGTTATCTCTATTCCATTTTACATGTCCTTTATATTCTGCATTTAAATCGGGGTTATCTGCTAAGTCATCAAAGAGCGTTCTAGCTTCATCAAATTTCCCAACCCACCATGCTGAGACTGCTCTTTGAAAGGGTAGTCCATAATAGCCCGGATAACCACACGGGGTGCTCAATGGGTCAATTCTCTGACGTTCTACATAATCACTTAATATTTCTCCAGCACAAGCCCAACTATATGATGAATGCCATTCACCACACAGTTCATATGCTATACTAAGTAAGTGATAAGCTTCTGGTCTCTGAGGTAATAAGGCTATAGCTAACTGGGCTGTAGATTTCATGTGTGTCTCTCTACCTCCTTGCTTTCTAAAACATATAGCTTTGCGTAATAAACACTCATAAGCTAATAACTTGTTGTCAGTTAGCTCTGCACATTTAAGGTAAAATCCCATGGCAGACGCTGTTTGCCCCTTGAGTTCATACTCATATCCAATAGCGAAGCTATTTTCTGGTACATGTGGGGTTTCAATGTACCTTTCTAGACTTTGTTGTAATGACATATTTATATCACGAATCCTTGCGATTTTGCATAAGTTTCATAAGGGCTATCAGGTATGGGGTCTATACCATTCTCACACCGCATACACATATCATATGTAGTATTGGGTGGGGGAAGTATATCATCATACTCTTCTGTATATAGGTTTCCTAAAATCTCTTCTAAATTATAATCCATACAGCATAAAGATACTTCTCCATTAGGTAACAAAATATTATGGTAAAGGTCTTCTATACACCCGCATGTCTTTTCTGTATTATGGAGAATAGATTTGAATCTGTCCCATACTTCTCTAACTTCAGGTTTGAGAGCTGCTTCTCCTAGAAGATTTCCAGCTCTGTGCCACATTTCATATTTATTAACTGTCCTATCAGGAAAGATAGGTTCTACTTCCTCATGCACTGTCCCCATGGACATTGTCATGAAATTATTAATATTAGCAGCTTTAATCGCCCAGTATACTTGAATGAGCGTCTTATTTACAGGATGCTTAGCTAACCTCTCTAAGTCAGGTAAATGCAGGGTAAACCCCCCATTAGGGCCCCCTACAAAAGGAATGTCCTTTATTCTATCAACATCTTTAAGAGTCATCCCTACAGCTGTAGTAAACACTGATATAGGATGTCCTTGCTCATGAGCATAAAGCAGCATGTCTGTACACTTCTTATTTAACCATGGTTCAGTAAACCCTGAAAAGGTTATCCTAATCTCTTTAGGAAGTTTATCTATTACCATCTTGAAATCCTCGAGACTCATATATCTCTCCTTTTCTGTGGTAAACTTTTCTTCGTTCCATACTTTCTGGAGAACTCTTTGAGGACAGAAGACACAATCTACGATACATCCTACCTTAGGAATTGATGTAGTTATCTCTAAGGTAGGCCATTCGGTAATTTTCCAGTAGTCCTTCATTTCTTCCATTCCATAATCTCTTCAAAGAACTTTTCAGTAATAGTTGTTAGATAAGCTGAGTTATCTTGGAACCCAAAAGTTATAAGAAGATTTTTGTTATCAGGATGCATAGCCATTCCACAGGCGAACTCTATACGTCCGTCCATAAATTTAAATGGTTTAGATTTACCTACCACGTTCCATTTCTTATCCCACGCCAGAAACCTGTGGTAATAGTGAGCGTCTCTATCATCTTTTTCATTATGCCAGTAATCACATTCATGCGTGCAAGCAATTCTATAGTCACCGTAGGGTATCACTTGGGAACCCCCACGAGGGTCTAACTGTAAAGGTAGTTTAGTTTCTTCTTCTCCACGGAATACCACTTTGCTCGGGCAGCGGTATTTCTTTGGGTTGTTCTTCCATTTCTTATTAATGTCCACCTTTACTATTTCAATAGGGTTTGACCATTTTACATAGTGGAAGGGCATATCTAATATAGGCATCCAATTCTTTTCACAATATACATCGGGACCATCAGGAGCTTCTATAACATATCGACCCACTTCTTTGACCATCTTACCAGTTATTTTAATTTCCGATAATACCATGCGTCCAAGACCCTTGGGTGCATAACGACGTACACCAGTAATGTACATCTTACCTTCCCACTCTACAAGACGACCATCTTCTAATCCAACAAAATCCCATTCGGGTTCTTTAGGAAACTTACTTGTATCTATCTTGCGCGGGCGACCAACCTTACGGATTTTATCTAAGCTATAATCACATATATAGTTCTTTGTTCGTAAGTATGGGTCATTATCCGGTCTTACATAATTGAGGGGGCCCCATGGAGTCTGAAACTTCTGGTCTCCCTCACAATGATGTAAGTAGTAAGATACGTGTCTTATGTTTAACAGGTAATTCGGGCTATTAGGAATTTGCCAAATCGACGGGTTGCATAATCCCATCCCGCCTGTTTCTTTGCTATCTATCGTTAGAGGTACTACAGTTCCTCCATTCTCTAATATTTGTGGTATTAAAGACTCTTCCATTAACTCATCCATTTCTATCATTAGTAAACTCCATTTCGCCTTCCATTACAAGTTTGGCGGTGTTCCATATACATTCATCGTGGGCTGCACCATCTGGACGAAAGACGGCACCTATTGGTCCGCCTGCCTTAAATTCATCACCACATACAAAGCATTTCTTTTTACTTAGCAGCATTCGCCCTCCTCAATGTCATCAAGCTCTATTGTGCAGCTTACTGTGCTGTCGTTAGTCAATGCGTATTGGAGCTCATTGAGAGTAGTCCGCAACGCGAAAATTTCTATGTCAAGCTTGGCAAGTAACTTGTGTATCTTGACCACTTTATCCATTTTTGCTTTTGTTTCTTTTGCGTTCATTAGTATCACCTTTTGGTTAGTTACCATAAGTACGTTGACCTATTTAAAGGTTGTGTTTCGCAGTGACATATAGAGCTTAATATAGCTCTTTAATAAAGACACTATTTAATATATAATAGATATATATAGCATTCAAAATTTAGCTCGATGTGTTTTGACTGGTAGGCCTGAGTAAATCAGGGCAGGGGGCCTTTCTGTTTAGACGGGGGGAGGACAAGGAACTGAACTGAAAAGGGAGCTGATGTATGTTTTTTTTTAAATAAATAAATAAATAAATGTTCACGACGATAGGCCTCATACATAAGCTTATATACTCACTCGCTATGGGTATAGTAGAGGTAATACAAATGTCACAACACATATATGAAGCACGTATAATGGACGCATGGTATAGCTACGATGGACCTATGTCCTTCGAGCAGTTCTATGCTACATACATACCAGCCTAAGCCCATACCCCCCCCTATAGGGAAGGCCCCCTTGAGGGCCGTCAGGC